GGAAAATATAATTACGAAGATCCAAAATTAGATAAAGATATTTCAGATGAAACAATACCAGCTTGGCATACTGATCCTGTTGGCTGGAATAAAAAAGATAAAAAAAATGATTTCATTGATAGTCCATTACAAGATATTTTATTAACAAATAATATCGATCCAAAAGATTTAGCTGTCGATGGCGGTCTATCAAGTCTTTATAATTATATCCAAGGTAAAAGAGAATTACCAAAAAGCAAAGCTGAAGAGTATGCAAAACTTTTAGGATTAGCACCGCAAACTTTAATGTTTGATACTAAAATGATACCTTGCTGGGGATTTGTTAATTTACATAAACAAACTGCAGATGTTCATTCAAATAGATATGCTCCAGGTGAAATTAGATATAACGAAGATGTTTATACCGTAGCTTGTCCAGCAGAATTATACCGTTATGATATTAAAGCTATTCAAATTGATTTTGATAAGACTGCTTATCATGGAATGTTAGCTTACTATTATGAAACTAGCAGCAATGATGCGACTGCATTAAATAATAAAATTTGCATGATTAGAACTTATGAACCTTTAGAAGATGAGAAAGGAAATAAATTTGGACCAGATAAAGGTTACTACAAATATTATTTAGGAATTTATCAAATCTATGGAACTAAAAAAAGAATTTTAAATTTAGATCCTACATCAGATGTAAAAGTTTTAGCAGATGATATTGATATTGATTTAATTGCACCGATTGCAGCACTTGTAAGACCAGCTTATATGGATCTTGACGCTGGATTAAGAACGCCAAATATTGAAAACATACAAAAATTATCTAAGCTTATTAAAGAAGATGAAAAATTAAAATTAGAGCAGCAGAAAAAAAGTAAACTTACAGAAGCTGTTAATCAATTAATTTTAGATAGATTTTATGAAAATAAAAAAGAAAAATTAGAATTGCAAAGACGTTTAGATAAGCAATTAACTGAGTTAAAAAAATTACAAAGAAGAAATAGCGAAATTAAAAATGAAGTAGGAAAATATTTAAAATACTACATTGATAGTAAAGAAGCTGAAGATTTAGATTTGTATAAAAATCAAACAAAAGCACCTTTTTTGAATGATAAAATCAATGATTTAACTGTAGAATTTAAAGCGAGAAAAAAACGTGCCTAAGCCTAAGACCAAGACAAAACCAAAAAAAGAAAATAACGTTGTTAAGCTTGAGAAACCAAAAGAAGTTAAAAAGACAGCTGAAAAACCAATTAAAGAAAAAAACTTTACTTTAGATAGAGGTAATGATGGTGGTTTTATTGAAGATCTAAATTATTATTACAACGATAATCCTAACAGATGGTTTACTACTTGGGATGCAGTCAAATTGTTAAAAGGTATGGTTTCTAAAAGTTCTTTAGAAAAATGGAGAAGATATAACAATGATGATGGAGCTGTAATTGAAGGTAAAGGTCAAAGAGGTCCACAGTATTATACGTTTTCACCTAAAGTAGTTAAGTACAAAGCTCTATGGCTTGTACGTTTTAGAGAAGGATTACCTTGGGAAAATCCAGTGGTAGAACTTCCGCATCATTTCGCCGTAACTGCTAGCAACATACCTCAAAAGAAATCACAAAGCATTAAGTAGAACTTTTTAGCCTCTACATAAACCTTTCATAGCCAGATCGAAATGAGTTTGAACCTCATTTAAAATAAAGGTTTGTCTATGAACAACACAGACAAAAAAGAATTATCAGATCCTTTAGCAGAAACTTCGATACCAGAAATTTTTGTTAAATTAAATTTAAACCACTTCTCACCTACTCAGTCATCTTATGCAGATGGTCCTTGGGTTTACAGATATGTAATTTGTACTCAAGAACAAAGACGTCAATTCGACGGCAACGCCAATATGCACTCAGGCGTCGCGTGCAATAATGCAATTCAATATCACTATGCAAATAAAATTTTTAAATTAAATCCGAATACTAAAAAACTTTCTCCTGTGGTTAATAACAAACTTAGCCTGGATCTTGCTATTCAAAAGGTCCAGGAAGAGTTTGATAAATATTTGCCTGTTGATGATAAAGACATAGAAAAATTCGAGCGTTACAGAGAAACTGTACCTCAAACGATTTTGCAGCTTGAGAAAGCTTGCGAAACTTTAGGCGTAAGTAGATCCAAAAACATCGTTGCTGAAAATATCCTTTCGTTCAATGACGATCGTTTGCATTTACCGATTATTGGTAGATCAGATTTGGAATTTAGCCTGGAGGATTTTTCATCCGCTGTTCCTTCCATTGTTTCTAACAGCGGAAATCCTTTCTGCCTCCTGGAAATAAAGACCAGCTGGGATCGTTTAGGTAAAGTCAAGGTTGATGGTTATAGATCTTGGCTCAATGCCAAAACACCACTTACGCCTAACAGACAACATTTAATTCAATGTGCATTTTATAAAAAATGTAAACCTGATCACGATGTAAAATTAATTTATGTTGTTAAAGACGATTTCAAAATTTTTGATGCAAGAAATTGCGCAGATTTAGAACCCGAAAATCTAAATAATTATTATGAGGAATTAGTCCGAACTCTTGTTCGAAGAGAGCGATTAATAATGAAATACGCATCCGAGGATGACGTAACAAAAATCAAATCAGAGCTTGTTAAAGACGTTGATCCTAATTTTGATCACGCCTTCCACTGGAAGATTGGTCATCAATGGCTGCAACACGCGAAAGATTTGTGGAAACAACAATAGGTAAAAATATGGAAAAATATAACGACAAACTAATAGACGCCATAAACGAGTACAAAAAACACAGTGGTAGTGATGACGTAAAAATTCACGGAAAGTCATACCAACTAGTGAGTACAAGACTTGCTTATGCGCGAAGAGTTTTAGGATCTCTTTTGGATCTTAAAACAACAATAATTCACCATGACGATAAGAAGGTGATTGTTCAAGTAGATGCTTACATATCTGACATACACGTATCTACTGGAATATCTGAAGAGTATAGAGGTTTTTCAAAAATAAACCAAACCTCAGCTCTTGAGAACGCTGAAACATCAGCAGTTGGTAGAGCCTTAGCTTTTTTAGGTTTTGCCAATGATAGTGTTGCTTCTGCCGAAGAAGTTAGCACTGCTATTGAACAGCAAGATCGTCAATTACAAACAGCTCTCCAGGAATTAGAAAAAGTCTCTCATCCTGGGAATTATCAAGCTTGGTTGACTAATCATAAAACTATGCTGCAGAAAATCAAAACTGATAATCCGATTGCTTACGGAAAATTCCAAGAGCGATTTACTGAGCTTAAATCAACACTAGAGACTAAAGGAGTGTTAAATGGCAGATAGTCAAGACACTAAATCATACGGAACAGCTATTCTTAATACAGAGAAAGCTAGTCCGAAATCTTACGATCTAAAAGGTACGATTGAGGTTGACGGAACCAAATATCGTTTTGGAGCGTATAAATCAACCGCATCAGGTAAAGGCAAACTTTCTGAAGGTACGCCGTATTACTGGATGCACCGTGTAGAGAAACTGGAAATGAACTCTGAAGGTACGAGTTTTGATCCAGCAGCATTGGAGTAACATTTAATGGACACGGATAAATATAAATCTATCGCAATATCAATGCCAGTTTACTTAAAGCTAAAACATTTGGCGCAGAATAAATTTAATGCACCAGTGAGTATGGCAAAGATTGTTGAGATGGAAATTAATAAATCTTATGTGGATTTCCAAAATAAAGATGAGCGAAGTCAATCATAAGATAGAGCATATCCGTAAAATCAAACGAGCGGAGTATGGCAGCTTTAGTCTTAATATGAAGTTAATAGGCAAAAGTTGGCAAGCTCTGCTCGATCTTCCTGAACCAATACCAGCGTGGAAGGTTTGTTTAATGTATGTAGCTTCTAAAATTATTAGAGCTTCTCATTCATTCAAGGAAGATAATTACGTAGATGCTCTTAACTATCTAAGAAAATCTGAAGAGTTGCAGCGTGAGGAATATGAGCAAAAAAAGTAACATAATACAATTTCCAAACAGTAAACCATCTGAAGTAGTTAAAGCTGCTTTGAAGTTAGAGCAAGAGAAAGACATTGTTGAGAATACATTACAAACAGCAATGCTCTCACCTATTTGGGACCAATACGTCATTAGTGATGAGGATCTTAAAATGTTAGCTCAGTTTGGAGAGGTAATGCAATTACATCCTCTCGCTGCTGCGAGATTAAATGCAAAATTAGCTGAGGCACTCAAGAAAGTAAAGAGCGCCTTCTATGAACTTAATTTGGAGGATTTATGCTAATGACTGAAAATGTAAATGAACAAGATATTGATCTTTTAGATTTTGACAGTGAGCCGCAAAGAAAAACTTATTGCTCTTATATGTCTTATCAAAATTTCAGTAGTGATGAGCCAACTTATCAAATCAATAATTCACCTTGGTATCTCAAGTGGGAAAAAGGCAAACCAGCTTTTTTTCTAAGGATGGAAAATGTATTCCGTCAGATGCCAGTTGATTGCTTTCTACTAACAGCTCAAAGATCTTCTCAGCATGATCTGAGTAATTTCAAAGAGCAAGTAGAAAATTACTTTAACTTAACATTAGAGGAGGTTTTATGCCAAACAGAAGCATCAGTGACGATGAACTAAGCTTCAATCTAAACTTAGGTAAAAATTTAAAATACCTAAGAAAACAAAAAAACTGGACGCAAACAAAAGTTGCGGAAGGTTTATCTGTATCGTTTCAACAAATACAGAAATACGAAAAAGGACTTAATGCACCAAGTCCAACTAGTTTGTGCAAGTTAGCGCAAATGTTTAAATGCAGTATGGATCGTTTATGCAGTGAAAATCTAATACACGATCTAAAAACATTTAAAGAAAAAATAGAAAATCTTGAGATTGCTACAGCTGATGGAGTTGCGGTACCACTTGAAGGAATGTCAGGTGAGATCGAAGCTTTAACTAATAAGCTTAGAAAAAACTCTCAAGTTTTCGTCAATAATAAACCGTTAGTGTTTAAATTTAAAAAACCTGAGGAGGTAGATCCATGGCTGTAATTAAAGCAAATAAAGTAGAGTTTGAAGTAATTAGGCAAGATGTGCCTGGAGCTGCAGCTAAGTATATGATGGTTTTATCTTATGAGCCAGTTGGTTATCAAAGTAAAGAAATCTTAGACATCGTTCTTTGCAATCAAATTCCATACATAAGACTTGCTAAAGAAGATAGTCGAATACTTGATGTACTTCAGATGAGTGGACCTGATGGTCATACAACATCACCTTACCTACCGCCAAAAGAAGTATTTGGTAAAGGACCAACTGTCCAGGAGGTAATTGATCAAGCTAATAGTGATGTGGAATATGATTACTCAAGAGGCAAAATCAGTAAGGAGGAATACCAAAAATGGTTTACAGGAAAATAAAAAACTGTGAAGCTGTATTCACTTCTGAACAAACGTTTGAAACGGTTGATGATGCAATGGCTGAACAAAACCCAACAAGCGATCCAACAATTAAAATTGACGATGTGAGAGTAAATAATTCACGCGTTAAAAAAGATACTGAGGAGGTAAAAAAGAATGTCCTTGGACAGTAAAGTAGAACGTCTCAATAAGAGGTATAGAGGTTTAGCTAGAGTAACTTCAGCAATAAATGATCTTTATATATATGGAATTTACGAGAGTAATTTTCCAAAGCTTATGGAGAAATTAAACGCAGCTAAAGATGCTGTTAAAGACGAAATCAAAGCTACTAAAGATGAGATCGAGTATTCAGCTGGCTATCAAATAGCACCTGAAAGACCAACAGATCCATTATTAGATCATAAAGAAAGCTTTGAAATGCAAGTTGACGAATAAATGACGAACGCTGGTATGTTTGAGGAAATAAAGAAGGACAAGCATATTGAGCGCTTGAAAAAGAAAATTAGAAAATTACAAAAAGATAAGGATAGTGATTATCAATTATATCAAATCGAAATAGATCAACTTAAATCAGAAATACACAGACTAACAACGTTAGAGACCGAACATAAAAAAATTAATGGTGAGCTGAATGTGGAAATAGAAAGATTAAAAAAGGATAATACACTTCTTAAAGAAGGAAACGAACGTTTAGGAATTTACAGAAATTAAATGGCACCTATTGCATTTATAATGCTGCTGATCTTGGTTTCAGCAATTTTACAATATTTATAGAAAAAAAATCTTCCTGAGAGCCACGGAGACTGCGATTTCACAATCTCCATGACACTAACTATAGAGGTTTAATTTAGTTTTAGAGCGTTATCTAAAGCTTTATCAATTTCTTGATCTTTATTTGATTGATAATCTAAATCGTTGTGATCACCATAAATCATACGAGTTGTTCTAATATCTCTATGACCTATTTGTGTTTTGATAAAGTTATCTGAAAGTTGAGGATTAGCTGCCTGAGCATCTAATAATGCTGTTGAAGCATAATGTCTGAAAGTTTTAAAAGGTTCTCTTTTAAATTTGCAGCTAATAATTTTAATATGATTACCTCTATCTTCAATAATTGCTAAACCAATTTTAGCATAATGACGATAGATATAATTTCTTAATTCTTTATCTGTAATTGGCATCCTATTATAAGGATGTTCAAAGACAAAACGTGGATTAGCTATTCTATCTGATTGATACTGTTTCCATCTTTCTAAAATTTTTAATAATCTAGTCGGAATAAAAAGTATTCTTTCAGATCCAGCAGCTTTTAACTTCTTTTTAATATTTTGATGTTCGTCAATTTGTTGCTCAATCTTAATACGTTTATAATCTAAATTG